CAGCTAACGCCTGTCTTAATTTATAGCCTTGTACTTTACTTCCTTTGTTTGGACTCCACCTAGAACCGTTTGCAGCATCCCTTCCATCTAATCCAATACCTCCACCATATACATAATCGTTACCATCGTGATAGAAGTTACCCCATAGAAGAGTTTCTCTTTTCGCTATATATCCAGCTTGTCTATACATACCAGAGTTACAACCATACTGATAGCCTCGACCTACTTTCTTTAAATAGTCTGGTAAAGGTTTGATAGATTCTGTATATGTATTACCAGCCTGATTAGGGAAGTTATTGTATTGAAGTATTCCTGATGTTTCATCTTGATAGTTTTCTTTTATAGACGACATTACGGTTTTCTCTTCAAAGTCACCGCCTGTATAAGAAGGTAAAAATGTTCTGTCAATAATCTGTAGAGGCAATCCATCCGTACCGCCACTAAAGTCTTCTATTATTAGATTTGTTGCTACTGTATCTGGAACAGTAAAGGTAAAGAATCCACCAGCTGTAGTCGTGGTGTTTACTTGACTTGGACTTACACCGTCTGTAACTGCTCCTCCAATAGTGTATTGGTTGTAAGATGAATCATTTGTATCTTTAATAGCGTAGTTTCTCTGAGCAGCAGTTTGAGAAAACTGGAATGTATAGCTTTTACCTTTTACAAGTTTTCTAGCGTTTGGCCCTTGCGTAGTTATGTTGCTGTAAACAGTTGGTAAATTGACATTACCTGAGTAGCTTCCATAGCCACCAGATGGAGCACCATAGCCTGAGTCAATCGTACCGCCCATCCCACTATGATTAGTACAATAATATGAAGTTATCATTTCTGCGTAGGGAGGCATCTTAAGAGTTACAGTTGCGTTAGCAGTTCCCACGTTTCCAGACCTTGTAACGTAACCTCCATCTTGATCGGATAAAGATACTGAGCCTGCACTACTTAAGTTGACTGCAAAATCTAATATATGTGTTGCGTTGGAATTGTCAGATACATCAAAGACATAAACAGAGTTAGCTCTTAAATATATATAAGGTGCTTCGACACCATCTAAATAAAATTTATTACCGCCTCCTCCAGATGCAGCAGCTACAGTAACCACATAAGTTTTAGTTTCGTATGGAGGAAAGTCTGTGCCATGCAAAAGAGTAGCAGTATGAGTATTGCTTACAACTAATCTGCTGTAAAACAAAACCGTATCATTTGGAATATCGTGGTTTGGTGCTTCCGCAACTCTTAAAACTTGACCTTTAGTTCCAATAGGTAATCTAGCGTTTGTTGCGTTATCTTTATCTCTTACAACTAAGTCTCCAGATGTAGTTAAAACATTGTTATCTGGTGCTGGTGTTAACAACATCCAATCAGGCGAGCCATCATAAGGTGCTGGTTTCTGCTGTATTGTTTGGTTATAGTTTCCCGACCCTGCTGTACATACAAATGTCTGACTATTATATGTAATTACATCCCCTTTGTAATAAGTTAAAGTCGCACTAAATCCACTCTTAAATGCTAGTCCTGTCTGCATATACTCAAAACTGCCAGTAGCGTCTTTTGGGGTTTGAGTATTAGTAGCGTTTACATCGGCAATAACAACAAAAGTTGAGCCATCATACTCAACAACGTCATCTTTTTCGTATGCAGTTTGCGTAGTCCAAGTACCCTTCCAAGTAAACTTGAGTTTTCCTAAATCAATTTGTGCCATAGTTAAATATCAAGAACTAAATGTCCACTAAGCATTTGATTGTCTGAAATCGAAAACTTAGGAGCGTTTGGAGCAGTAGTGGATAATACATCTTCGCCTAAAAAGTAGGCATGACTAGCCCCATTTTGCACGAAGTCCTCTGCTTTGTAAACAGTAGTATCGCTGGCCTCATTATATGTCATTTGCAATGTTCCGTCACTTAGCTTTTTAAAACCTACAAATATTGACCTACGAGCCAAACTAACTGCTGTAGCTGCCGAAGCTGCTGCACTATCTTTAAAACCTTCGGCTTCATCCCTAAATACTTTAGTTTCATCCCTAAAACCTTCAGCTTGAGTTGCCGATTGGGCTGCTTCTGTTTGGGCTGTATTTGATGAAGCTATACCTTGATTAAGCTGTAATAAATTAACTGCGTCTGTATCTTGTGTTCCTGATTCTACGTTAGTTATTTTTTTGCCACCAGCATTGAAGTCTCCGACCATAGGTACAGAGCCATCTGTCTTAAGAAAACCAGCGATATTGTCATCTACATATTTTTTAGTTGTAGCGTCTTGTGCATTTGTAGGGTCTTGAACATTAATTATTGGGTTATTACTTGCGTCTAAACCTACAGGTGTAAAGTTAATACCAGCATCTGTATCATCTTTTGCTTCTTGTAATCCATATAGCAACTGCAATACGGCTGTATCAAGGTCAGCAGCTGTAAGAGTAGAGCCATCTACAAAATCAACTAACGCATTAAGTAGAGGTGTTTCTCTACTAATAATTATTTCTACCCCTGTTTTTGGAGCTCCAGATGTTTCTTGCGTAGCTGTAGCTACTGAGCTAAGAGGAGTAAAAACAATAGTTGTATCGTTGATATAGGTAAAGTTTGTATTCTGAACCTGATCGAGCGATACGACAATGTGGTCTTTTTTGACGTAAGGAAATGGTATCTGGAATTGTACTGTTTGACTGTCTCCAGTACCTTTAAATTGAGCGAAAGGCATAGCTAGGAATTAATAATTTCCCTCCATTCATTAAGACTAACACTTGCACCATAAATCGGTAGGCTATCTTTGTCTGCCTTTGCAATATTACGATTATTTAATTCATTTAATCCAAGACTTACAGACTTCTCATTTCTTAAATATTTTCTAATGTATATATCTTTTGCTTCTTTTTTATATTTTCTGGCTAATTCCATAATCAATTTTAACTTAGTTAACATTCTTTGATTAGATATTTTTTCTGGATGGTCATACCCTTTAGAAATTGAAGTAGAAACAAGATTAGGGTCAATATCTCTAGCTAAATAATAGTCTTGGTTTTGTGTAATTAAGTAATACAATGCTTCAGAAAATGTCATTTTTCTCCCTGTGTTATAAGGGTCTAACTTAACTTCTGTCGCAAATATTTCTTTCATCTTATTAAATTCAACATCATCTAATTGATCGCCTTTTGCATTGCTCAAAATATTTCTGGTTATAAATCTTGGATATGCACCTTTACCATGCAATCTATTTAGCTCTGTATAAATCGTACCTTCAACACCAAAATCTTTTTGCTGAGTAGGTCGGAATGTTGTCATAGGATTAAGCATTGCTATTGCTCCCCTTATTATTGGACTCTTTATAGATTCATACTGGAAAGGTAAGGCATAAGTTTTTGGCATACCCATAATTTCATCAATCTCAGGTTCATATAAGTAATTAAAGAACGGAACATCTTTTAATATTCCATTCATTGTATTTTCAACAAATCCCCATATAGGAGTTTCGCTATGTGGTGCAACTCTTCTGTTGTTATCCATTCCTTGCCTAAAGTTTCTTAGGAACTGTGGGTTAAATCCAGCTAACTTCTTGCTCATAAAGTTACCTAATGCACTTTTCTTGCCACTTGTGATATTAGTTAAGGCTTTATCTCCAGCACCAAATTCTCTTATAAGCATGTTGATGTCATTTAATGGTTTAAAAATATTCTTATCTAATTGTCCAGTTAGTGTTGTAAATACAGTTCCACCTAAAGCGTTCATATGTCTAAGAATATGTGCTGACATAAGAACTGCGACATCTTGTATCTCCTGTATTTTGTTTTCTTTATTAACTTTTTCATCGCTAGGTATAGCCATAGCGTCTGTATAATCCAAAGACGTATATTGTTCTATTGGCATAGTTTCTAACATGTCTTTGTATGTAGCAGCTACAGATAGCAAAGTTCCAAATGTATCAAACGCTTCAAGGTTAAACCATTCTGTAAAATCACCATCAAATTTTCTAAAACGAATAGACCAAGGTGGCCTTTTTTGGTCTAACATTAACTGCCTTCTCTTCCTGTTAAACCCATAACCTCCAGTAACTTCTATAGCTCCAGAACCTATAAGACCAATGCCAGCACTCATAACCATACTGCCTACAACTAATTCACCGATAGCATTTTCTCTGACAAATAAATCTTCAGAGTTAATATCTCTCCAATAGCTATCAACAAAATTATTGCCTACAGGTAACATCCTTAGTAAACCTTTGACTATGTTTAAAGGAGTTCTGTTCACAGGGAAAATTAAGCCAACAGGAGGAACATTTGTAGTGGCCATATTAACTGCCTGTGATAATAAATTTAATGGGCCTGTCTGAAGACTTGTTATTTTATTGCCACCTCTGGAGAAAGTTCCTAAAGGAGTTTTCTCTTGTGCTCCAGCTGGTAATAAATCGTTAGCTTGTTTAGTTTGTCTCCGACCTGATACTGGATTATCTAATGCTAAATAATTATCTATAAATTCTATTCTTTCCATAGGGTCAGTAATACCGTTTTCCTTTGCTCTTCTTAAGGCATATTCTCTAGTTCTTTTTTTCTTAGATACGTTTATATCATCTGTAAAAGCTAGATAATTTGCTGTATCTTGCATGTATTCAGAATCAAAATAACCTCCTTTTACTACATCACCATTTGCCATTTGTACATCAACCATAGATTTTCTGGTCAATTCTTGTGCTTCTTTCATAGCTTCGTGAACGACTTTAGGGTCAGTAATATCTACCCCAGCTAGAAATCTATCTAATAAAATATTTTCAGCATGTCTTATATTTTCTTGAGCAATAACTGTACCAGTACTAATTAAAGTATCTAAAGAAGAAAATGTCCTACTACTAAAATTACCAACTACACTTCCTACTCTGTGCATAAATAATTTTAAAGTTGAATTATTTGGGTCTAACCACCATTCATTACCCTTTGGTACTTCAGTTATTTTTCTTGTAGCTGGTGTATATTCTTTAGGTAAATTCATCTGCTCTTCTACAGCAAACCTTTTTACTTTTCTTGAACCAGCTATCGAGTTTTCAAATTGACCCTTACCTATATTTCCAAAATTCATATCATGCTTAAAGGCCATTCGGGCTAGGTACAAAGCATTACCCAACTGTGCATCTGCCATCATTTGTGCCTGTAAGCCTTGCAATGCTTTACGCACTTGCACCATAGCCTGTTCAGTATTGTTTAATTTGTTTTTACCTAACCTTGCTACAACTTCTGCTCCTATTTGTTTTTGTATAGGCATTAATCTAGCTCTTAAGGATGTACCAACCATGACTCTAGTGAAAGTTGGAATACCCAAGAAGATCATATTTCTAAAGAAATCAACAACGCCTTCACCTCTCATACCTCCAGAACCTAATTCATCTAATGATTTATTAATTTGTCGTAAAATTTTAGCTCCATGATCTGGGTCGGTTATATATGGATTAATGTCAGCAAGTATTTGCAGTATTTGTCTTGCTTCACCATTTGGTTTGCCATCAAATATACTTTCATATGCGTCTTCATTCATAACTTTTTTAAGAATGTTTTGACCTTGTGCTAGTGCATTTTCAAAACTTTCTTGATTTAATCCAATAGGCTGTCTTGCTTCTGGTATAACTTCTGCCTTGCTGTTAATAACGGAGTTAGCTCTATTTATGTCAGGAATATAAATAATATCGTTTTCTAATCCAACATCTACACCTCTTATTCTTATTCCATCTACACCCATTTTTCTAACAAATTTCTCTATAGCCTCTTTTTGGTATGCACTTAATGTATTTTTATAGTTAACATTGACTTTCATTTCTGCAAGTATTTGTTTAA